ATTCAAGAAGCGTTATGGTCTTATCTATGTAAATAAAAATGATGACGGGACCGGAGACTTTTCCAGAATCCGCAAAGATTCTTTTTACTGGTACAAAAAAGTGATTGAATCCTGCGGGGAAGAGCTTTAACTGAATCAACTGCGAAGCAGTTATCTGGCGTAGAATTATGTAGCGAATGCGGTTGCTTTTATCCGGTTGACGACAAAATCCTGGAGTATGACAATGTACTCCGGGATTTTTTTTGGAAGGTTGACTTTTACACGGTAAAGTGTAATACTTATTGTAAGTGACGAATGTGAGGAGTGTTTTTTATGCCGGATGAAAAAGTACTGCAGGTAGCGATACTTATATGGGGATGTGTATTTTGTGCCATAGCTGCATTATGTATGAGAGCGTTTCAAGTTTTGTGTAAACAGAAAAAACTGATATAAAATATGTCATTAGTTATCGAGGACAGAACCTGTTTTCAGGGTTCTGTGTCCCAGCTCACGTACATTTTCTTTGCAATTATGATATCCGGTATCTATAAAGTTTTGTCGTTCTACTGGTAATAACGGCAGTAATAGAAAGACAACTTTTTCTATACTATGAATAAATTTGTCAGAAGTAATTATTTCGCATACCATTTTTAGAGCACGCTCATTAATTTTTTCATGAGGATGCGCGAATAAATTTCTATAGTTTTTGATTTGTTTCCAAGTATCTTTGTTGCCAAGTAATTGTTTTACTTTGGGATGAATATAGTTACCAAAATAATTTATATCATCTGGATCATAATTATCAAATACTCCATTGATAAAAAAGTTAAATGTTGATATTTGAAATTTGGAACGCAACCATTTTTGTAAATCATCTTCATTTTTTAAAGCAGGGGGCATATCTTTGAATTGGGTGAGTAAGGTGTCCATATAAAAAATACGTATTTTTCGCTTGGTTGATTCCGTTATTGATTTTATTGGCATATAAACAATTCTGTTTGAAGAGCCTTCACAAAACCCAGATATCAGAAGCTGCTTATCGTTTTCTTCTACATAAGCGGATGTAGCAGAAACGATCAGATGGGCCAATCCGTGTTTTTCAAGCCAATTCAAAGATTCGTAGTTTGAATATATATCACGTATTTGATATAAAGTGCATAAAAGAATTTTCAAAAATTCTACCGATGATGTTCCCCATAAAGAAGAATTTGTATTGAAAGGATCTTTGCGAGAATCAAAAAGAAGTTTACTTTTCTTTTTATCAATAGATGTTGAAGAACAGTAATTTTCAGATTCTTCTAAAGTATGAAAAATTTGGTATTCCATAGATAGAATCCACCTTCTTTCATTTAATTTGCATTATATCCGTGTTTTCTACTCTGAAGGGTATCCTTCCACCAAGATTCACGTTCAAGAATAATATGATCATCGATTTTGGCATTGTAATTTTCTAGGATGGAGTACTGGAAATATTTTTTTACATAATCAAATCCTTTTTCTTCGACGAGTTTCTTTAACTCGATATTTCCTCCATGTCCATTCTCAACATAATTGCTCCAACGCTGCAGAAGCATACCGTAATCGCTTGTGGCAGAACCAACATATAATTTGCTATTGTTTTTATCAGTAATAAGGTATACAGCCTTTTGATTTTCAAGAGCAGCTCGCCAGTCTTTTTTGTTTTGTCTGATAATAATTTCAAGTTGTTCATAGGATAAACGGACCTGATCATAACCAGGGAAATCATAGCCGTCAAACGTTGCAGGAAGAATCTGATTTACGATGAGTTCATCACAAACGGTTTTGTAGTAAGTACCCTGCGTTTGGAATGTTTTATGGAATTTAACAATTACTCTACCGTAGTATTTTTTGTATTCCGGTAGTTCTTTACCTTCATATGAAATACCGCCACTGACGTTTAAATCTTTTGTAATACGTTTGATTGTGGTAAGAAGCCAAGTATCCCACGTGAGTTTTAGAAAGCAGATGGCAATTTGTCCTTCATAAAAATATCTTCGCTGTTCTTTCCAAAAGAGCCATTGGGTATTGACAATTTCAGGATCTTGCTGATAAAGATCAAGTGGGTTGCTATCAGGGCTGGACTGATTGAATTTTATTTTTGCAATATCCATATCAGCTCCACTGAAATGGAGTAAATCATTCAATTTTATTTCCATAGTGTATTTCTCCTATTCTCCATTCGACAGAAGTGAAATCATTTTGTCAATGACTGGCTGCACCTGTCCGGATTTACAACGTCTTTCGAAGGAACCATTACTGAAATGATCTTCTCGGAGAAGCATCGTCAGCAAAGCGCAGCAGAGATCATAGTCTGCTCCGGGGAGACGCTCTAATTCTGTATTACAGTTGATTGGCTCAGTAATGAGGTAGTCACCGTAGTTTGATTTTATATCTCCGATTCTTTCCAGTGCCTTGTAATATTCCGACACGGAAGCAGTGGATGTAAGTTGTCGAAGAATCATACATTTTTCTGAGTTTTTCATGAAGTTCCCCTTTTGTCTATAAGTGATTTTATAATATGCATTATATCATAAAAAGTATGTAAAAGGTAAATTAACCAGTCTGTAGACTCCTTTTTTGGTAGGTATGGTGAATTGCTATATTCTGAAATCATGGTATAGTACGTCAGTGAAATAACCAAGAGAGGAGTTTTACATATGAGAACAAGGGAAAATGTCATATGGCAGGATGGGCTGCTTGATGAAAAAATCGAAGAAAAAGTGTGTAAATATTTAGAATCAAAGCATCCTGAGTACCGGAGTATCAAAGAGCAGATCAGAGTATTGCTGCAGCAGAATCCTAAGATTAGAGAAATCTTGGGATTGGACGGGGAGATGGCGTTGACGGTACCGGAGCATAAAGCTTTGAATAAGGTGTTGCAATTGGAGAACAAGAAGAACCTAATAGAAAGAGAATACTACTTTTATATGGGACAGGCGATGGGTTTTTCATACAAAGCTATGTTGGCAGAGATGAGACGGGCATTGGAAGACTCATCCAGAGACAGGGCTGTTGATCAGGTGCTTGAAATGATAATGGACAGCAGATTGGATGATTTAGAAGAGAAGCTGAAAGCAGAGAACCGGGAGTATAGCAATGCATTAGAGGAAGTTTCTCGTCAAGAAGAAATTCTTTATAATATGAATCTGCCAAAAGAAAAGCGGGTTCAGGTGGATCGATATGTCACTGCAGTAAACCAAAGGTGGATTTTATATGCGGAAGCACTATATACTGCTGGGATGAGAGATATATTGGCTTTGATTGAAGGATAGAAAGGATATAGAGAAGGGGACCGAAAGACAACTGTCATAAGGGCATCCGAGGTGAAGCATCTTCTGGATATACAGAAAATATGCGGACTATGTCAGCATGAAAGATACCCCATGATCTGTCAGGCTATGGTGTATGCAGCGGACAGATTTCAGGGAAAACAGATTGCAGGGGTGTATCAGAGTTCTACTTTCACTGTGGAATATCAATTGAGTTTATTTTAAGAAGAGTCAGACTTGTGTGGGAAAATGCACAGGTCTGATTTTCTTTTAGGGGTGATTGCAGTGTTTCTGACACTTGAAGAAATGAAAAACTATCTCCGGGTAGACCATGAGGAGGACGATGGCCTGCTTGCCGATCTTCTGAAAGCATCGGAAAGGCTGTGTATGGATATTGCCCGGATGGAAGATCAGCAGGAGTTTGAACAGAGTCCGAATGCCAAGATTGCTGTGCAGTATGCAGTTGCTTATCAGTATGAACACAGGGAAGAAGCAGACCACCATACACTTATACTGACTCTGCGGGCTTTACTTTTTGGGGAGAGAAAGCCGGGGTTCTAAGATGGATGTCACACTTTTAAATGTGAAGATTACCTTTCAGGAGGCAGTGGTGGAGTCAGACGAGATTGGTAACCGGACAAATACATGGAAAGATTACTATACCTGCCATGCGACTGTGAGTGGGGAGAATGGATCAGAGCAGAATACAGCCGGACAGACAGTGGAGGATGGAAAAGTAGACTTTACCATCCGCTACTGTAAAAAGGCAGCAGGGATAAATTCAACAGGATTCAGGATTTTATTTCAGGGGGAGATTTATGACATTTTGGGTGTAGATCATAAGAACTACAAAAAGAAATGTCTGAAATATAGCTGCCGGAAGGTAAGGAGATAGCAGTGAGCGATAACGTGAGGATTGATCAGCTTGCAGAAGCTGTGATGAAAGGACTGACGGAGTATGCGGACCTTGCAACAGATGACATGAAAAAAGCTGTAAAGTCAGCCGGAAGAGCTGTTCGAAAAGAGATTGAAGCCAATGCTCCGGCAGATACAGGGAAATACCACAAAAGCTGGAGGGCGAAAACAACAAAAGAAACGTCCAATTCACTGGAGGTTACGGTGTGTTCCCCGACAAAATATCAGCTTGCTCATCTGTTAGAGCATGGTCATGCCAAACGGGGAGGTGGCAGGACGAAAGCACAGCCACACATTGCTCCTGCAGAGGAACTTGGAGTGAAGCAGTTGGAGAAGGAGATTGAAAGGAGTCTGCGCAATGGATAAGATTCTTGCAGTGCTGCAGGCAGCAGGAATCCCTTTTGCGTATGACCATTTTGCAGAAGGGGAAGCGGTGGACCCGCCGTTCACCTGCTACCTGATTCCGGGAAGTGATAATTTTGCTGCTGATGGGAAGGTGTATCACAAGATCAGCAGGGTAAACGTTGAGTTATATACAGATAAAAAGGATTTGAATGCAGAACAGAAAGTGGAGGATGCCTTGGACGCAGCCTCCATTTTTTATGCGAAATCTGAGGTGTGGATCGACAGTGAGAAGCTGTACGAGGTCCTTTATGAGATGGAGGTTTAGAGGATGGCCAATAAGAAAAACAAAGTAAAATTTAATATCTGTAATGTGCATTATGCCAAGATCACAGTTACAGAGGAAGGCGAAGTGACATTTGCTACTCCGGTGGCTATGCCTGGTGCGGTATCCATCAGCATGGACCCGACAGGAGAACCGGAGTCTTTCTACGCAGATGGCATTGAATATTATGTGATCAACAACAATCAGGGATATGACGGCGATCTGGAGCTTGCTATGATCCCGGAGACATTCCGTACAGATATTCTGAAAGAAGAAGCGGATGCCAATAAGGTTCTTGTGGAGAATGCCAATTCCGAAACAGGCAGTTTTGCCCTGCTTTTTGAGTTTGATGGAGATATCCGAAAGATCAGGCATGTGCTTTATAACTGTTCTGCATCCCGTCCGACCATTGAATCCAAGACCAATGAGGAAGATAAAGAAGTACAGACAGAAACATTGACCATCAAGGCACGACCGATGGCGAATGGCTATGTCAAGGCAAAGACCGGAGATGCAACTACCGAAGCAGTTTACAACGATTGGTATAAGAATGTTTATGAACCGACTGCATCTGTAACAGAATCAGAGGCAGTAGTAAAAGCAGCAAAGGCGGTAAGCAAGTAGGAGGAAAACGATGGGAATCAGAAAAGAAATCGAGATTGATGGAAAGATGGTTGCATTTAAAGCAAGTGCAGCTATTCCCAGAATTTATAGACTGAAATTCCAGAGAGATATTTATAAAGATCTGGCCGCGTTGGAGAAAAGTATTGGTGATGGAGATGCAAAGGCATCTAATCTGGATATGTTCTCTTTGGAGATGTTTGAGAACATTGCTTTTATCATGGCAAAACACGCTGATCCGACTATCCCAGACACACCGGAAGAGTGGCTGGATCAGTTTAATACATTTTCCATTTATCAGATTTTGCCACAGTTGATTGAGCTGTGGGGCTTGAATGTGAAAACGGATGTGGAGGCTAAAAAAAACTTCGCCCAACAGAGCGTGAAATGACAACACCTCTGTTCCTGCTTCGCTGTATCCAGTTAGGCTTGTCCATGGCTGATCTGGAGCTTCTGTTCATCGGTCTGATCAATGACATGTATTCAGAAAGCAGAAATGATGACTACAAGTATGCGGAACTTGCTACACAGGAAGACTTCGATCGTTTTTGATTGAGAATATAGCCTTTTTCTGGTATACTTTTGTGAGAAAGAGGCTGAGAATGTCTCGGCGGCAAATCGTTAAGGAAAGAATCGAAGGTGGTGCAAACGAAAAAGCAGTATGGAGACTTTTCATTAACTGCCCTTTCGTTTGCATCAA